ACGCACCGTTTCGAATTGTACAATTTATCATAATTGGCCTTCAACCTTGTGATGGATTCAGCAAGTTTTTGTTCGTATTCAGACATTGTTGTCTTCTATTACTTCAAACGGATGGACAGACTTGAGTCGATTTAATACATTTTTATAGACAACCTTCAACTTCGTCGGGCATGGTTCAAGTATGGGAAGAGGATGATACCAATTAATCCCATTCTTTGTATTTGTCATCAATGAAAATCTTTTGTACAAAAAATTCCTACATGTTAATATTTCCAGCAATGAATAATACAACCAATTCCGTTGCCCATCCGGTGTGTAGGAAACCTCCTTGCACATATCGGCAATTACCCTCGAACTATATAATTGAACATCGGATTGATAACGAATCAAGAAATTTTTAAATCTGGATATGATTTCCTCCAACATTGTTTTATATATTTCTATTGGCGGCAACTCAACTTCCTGACTACACGAATTATAATAATAGCGATGCGTACCCTCGACTCTATGCAGCAACCCCACGTGGTGCAACATACCAAAAATACACTCATTCAATCCTCTAGTCGTTTTGACAACATCGCCATTATTATTAGTCTTGACAATATATTCGGACGTACGAAGATCCAACTTCCGAACATTTATATAACCACTTTGATCGAAGCATGTGGATATAATCAAAAGAGGTAAATCTTTTCCTATTATTTCCATCTTATTCTTATTATAATCCCGTCGCTAACCCTTAACTATGAATTCACACTGTAATTCCTATTCCCCCCTACGGTACTGTACGCATACACCCCGGTACCGATCATGCTTAGGAGGGCACTGACGAGGACGAGAATGACGAAACTTTTGTTATTATTCCGCCTACTCTCTGACGGACCATCCGCCTTCCAAGTCTCACAATTATTGTTGTATTGAATCGCGATAGAAGCGACAGCAATAGCCATAATACTAATTACAAAAATCAAGATTGCAAGTAACGTAGAGTTCATAATTAATATAGATTAAGAAAAAAAACATATACAAAAGCAAGTAAAGATGACTGAGAAAGTTCGCAAGATTTCTCACCTTCAACATGTACTGCTCAGACCGGATTCGTACGTTGGGTCTGTAAATCGTATATCTGACGAGTACTGGATCGTTGAAGGCGACAAATTTAAACTTTCACCGGTAACCTATAGTCCTGCACTTTTGAAGATATTTGACGAAGTTCTCGTCAATGCTCTCGATCGAAACTCTATTCACCCCACAGACACTACAAAGATAAGTGTATCTGTAATTGATGACGAAATAAGTGTCGAAAATAATGGCCCACTGGGTGGATTGTCGATTACAAAAAGTGATGAGGAGGGGGGTGTGTGGATACCCGAATTAACCTTTGGTCATTTACTGACGAGTACAAATTACAACGATACAACCGATCGTATTGTTGGTGGTAGAAATGGCTACGGGGCTAAGCTCGCGAATATATTTTCCACCAAATTTTCGATCAAGATTAATGACGGTACGCAATGCTATGTACAATCATGGACGAAAAATATGTCCTCTGTATCCCCTCCGAAAATAACAAAGTCATCGACCACAAAACCCTCTGTGAAGATAAGTTTTACACCCGACTGGGGTAAGTTTGGTATGACTGGTATGGATGACCACTTCAAGAAAATCATCGAGAAGCGGGTATGGGATGCTGTCGTATGTACGTCTGCTAAATGCGGAGTCTGGTTCCAGGGAAAAAAGATTCATCAAACGTCGTGGGATGCATATGTCAAAAAGTACATTAATACGGATTCTGTTGCCACGATCCAATCCGACGATGGTAGATGGTTGGTTAGTGTAGCTAAAAGTCCATTCGGGGAGTTTTCGCAGGTATCGTTTGTAAATGGTATATGCACGACGAAAGGAGGCACTCATGTAGATTACATTTCAAACCAGATATGTAGGACATTTACCCAAGATTCCAAACTCAAAACCACATGGGGACAGATCAAGAGTACATTGTTCGTATTTGTCCGTTCCACGTTAGTCAATCCTACATTTAGTAGTCAGGTTAAATCAGAATGCACACTGAAATCTTTGAATTTCGGTAGTATATTTATACTGCCTCAGAAGTTCCTGACAAAGGTTTCCAAGATTGGTATCTTCGACGAACTCATCGCACTTACACATTTCAAGGAGCAGAAGGAGCTCCGGAAGACGGATGGATCCAAGAAGAGCACCATAATGGGGATACCGAAACTCGAAGATGCGTCGTGTGCCGGCACTTCGAGGGCTAAGGAATGCACGTTGATCATAACCGAAGGTGATTCGGCCAAAACTTTGGCGATTGCTGGGTTGTCGGTAGTCGGGAGGGGTAAATGGGGTGTATTTCCGCTGAGGGGGAAATGCAAAAATGTTAGAGATGCGTCCGTGAAACAGTTGTTGGAAAATCAGGAGTTCAACGACCTTAAGAAAATCCTTGGACTTCAACAAGGTAAGGTATATACGAACCTCGGAGATTTGCGATATGGTCGGTTGATGATTATGACGGACGCTGACGCGGATGGTAGTCATATCAAGGGTCTGGTACTGAATATGATTCATTTCTTCTGGCCGAGTTTATTGGAACTTGGTTTCGTCGTAAGTATGGTGACTCCCATCCTGAAGGCTTTCTGCCCCCGGGGGAAAAAGGTGCAGAGTTATTACACGGAAGCCGCATACAAACGAAACCCCCCACCTCCTTCATGGAAGGTTAAAAATTACATGGGTTTGGGTACTTCAACTTCGAAGGAGGCTCAAGAATATTTTAGGGCTATAGATTCCTTGACTGTATCTTTCCAGAAGGATTCCAAGGCGGATGAAAATATCGTACTAGCTTTCGACAAGACGAAGAGCGATGCTAGAAAAAATTGGATAATAGAGGCCACCCCCGAAGAGGTGGATTATGGAAAGATTAGGAGTATCGACATAAGCGAATTCATCCACAACGACTTGATTAATTTCAGCATATCCGATGTTAGGCGATCGATCGCTCACATCTGCGATGGTCTCAAACCCTCACAGAGGAAAGTTATGTTTGCATGCTTCGAGAAGAACCTGACGTCGGAGATGAAAGTGGCGCAGTTGGCCGCCTACGTCAGTGAAAAAACCTCCTACCACCACGGAGAGGTGTCATTGGCGGAGACGATCGTCAAATTGGCACAGGATTATGTAGGTGGAGCTTCCAACAATATTCGTTTGTTGGAACCATGTGGTCAGTTTGGCACTCGTCTCATGGGTGGTAAGGATGCTTCCCAGACGAGGTACATATTTACCAAACTAACTCCACAGGCTCGGGAGGTGTTTTCTGTGGATGATGATGCAATTCTAACATACCTAGAAGACGAGGGTTTGCGTATAGAACCCAAGTGGTACATACCGACTCTACCTATGATACTTGTAAATGGTACGGAGGGTATCGGAACGGGCTTCTCTAGTTATATACCACCATTCAACCCCGCAGACATTGTGATAAATATACAGAAAATATTGAATGGTGAAGAAACAACACCCATGAAACCGTGGTGGAGAGGGTTCAATGGTACCGTCGAAACTGTACCCAACAAGGGGTGGGTAGCAACAGGGGTGTGGAACTCTGCAACTCATACGATCGAAGAGCTACCACCAGGGAGATGGACTCAGGACTACAAGGAGTTTTTGGATACTTTGGTGGAGTCGAAAAAAATTAGTGGTTATGTAAATGCATCCACCACAGAAAAGGTTAAGTTTGAGATATTGGGGTGGAATGGTGAGGACCCTATCAAAGATTTTAAACTGTCGGTGTCGATATCTAGCAACAACATGCATCTTATTCATCCGGGAAAGGGAATTACGAAGTACTCGAACGCTGAGGAGATACTTGGCGACTTTGTGAGAATAAGATTGAAGATGTACATCAAACGTCGCACCCATATGATAGACACTATAACAAAACGGATTGGAGATTTATCCAACAAGACGAGATTCATACAGATGGTGTGCGATGAAAAGATTGTCATTTTCAAGCGTCGCACCGATGAACTTCGTCAAGAGTTGCATAATAACGGTTTTACAAATATCGATAGTCTTCTTTCCATACCAACACTCAGTTATACGAACGATTCGATAAACAAGTTGATGAGGGAAGAGGAGGTTGCGAAACAAAAATTAGTAGTATTGGAAAGTTCGACTAATAAAACGTTGTGGAACGAGGATTTAAAAATAATTAAGTTATAATAATGAGCAGCAACGTTTATTATACTGAGGGGGAGGAGACGGGGAGAACTACTAGTTGTTATACTTTTGGTACTGGTGGTACAACACAATTAAATGCTTTCGGTAGCCAAGATGCTAATTTTTTAAACGGTGATGAAATTAATTTTTTCAATAAGAAAAATGTGCAACATACTTACTTTAATTTGATTTATAATTCCTATCCATTGTATCCACAGGGTAATGTTACATGGCCATTTGAACAGCAGAATGTAGTTTTTACGTTAAATCCGAAAGTTAGCGGTGATCTGTTGGCCAACGCCTATCTAAAACTAACCATGCCAGCTTTACCAGTCGGAAAGGATGCGGGAGTCCCAGACCCCGCCAACCCTGGTAATTACCTGGTCCAACCACATGATTACTGTTACACAGACCGTCTGGGTTATGCACTCATAGATAAGATTACGATGTCCGTAAATGGAGAAGCCATAGATACAGTTTATGGTGATTGGTTACTCTTGCAAAATGAAATTTTCGCGGACGATTCTATAAGAAGGGCCACAGATTCTATAATAAACGCTGGTCAAATACAGGGTGACGGCGTATTGTCGGAATCACCGACAACATGTCAGACACCAATACCTTTATATATACCCCTCTCTTTCTTCTTTTCGCGGAACCATTATCACACGACGTCAAAGGTAAATAGGTTCAAACCATTTTTCTACACCTGCGCATCCTATGAACAGATTATTTCATTCTCTGTCGTATTTACTAAGCAAGCATTTTTTACAAATTACACAGCATCTCCACTACAACTCGATGCAATTTATTTAGTAACTGAAGAAATTGTATTGACTCCAGCCGAGAGAAATTATTACAGACAAAATCCAATTACTTCAGTCGTGGATGCAATTGAAATTCAACCAAAACTCGATATTGATGAACAACCTGGTAACGAAGCGGGTGATACAGGTCCCTACCCAAATAAATTTAAAGACTTTTTATCTTGCAACAGACCTGTAAAATCTATACACTTTTTCGCTAGACGATACCATTACGAGACTGACATGAATCTACCATTTTGGAGGTACAGATTCGACTTTTCATCACAAGCAGAATCACCCAATCCAGCTAGTAGTGTTCCAGCCGATGTACCATATGATCCATATAAAGAGGATGCTAATCAAGTTGTAGAACGTAGTGAATTGTTTATAAAGAATGAATCCAGATATTCAGACAACTCACCCAATTATTTGAAAAATATAATAACGATTATTCATGAACTCAATCCACCCATTAGGAATATATATAATTATTGTTTTGCATTGAGACCAAAAGATCCTGTACCAAATGGGTCTGTAAATTTTTCACAATTACAACCGAGGGATACACTTGTCCCTGGATCTATATATTATGACAAGGCACAAAAGCACAACTACATAATCAATTTATTTTACGTCGCCATCAAGATTATCGAGTATCAGAACGGATCTGTTCGTACTCGGTTTATTTAAAAATATATCATTCTTGTTATCGATTATATAATCTATAATTTTGTTTTTTATACACCATCTTATAAAATTAAGTTGAGCTACCGTGGTACTTATACCCTTGTAGTCAATCTTCGAAGTCCTACAAAATGGATCGAATAACTTTTTAGAGTATCCATTCAGAGTTGATTTATATGCACAATGGACAGAAAAATTTCCAAAGCATATATTTTTATCTTTGGAATAATTTGTTATAAACCATTCAAGTTTTCTCAATGATATACCAACCTTCTTTTGTAGTATATCCTTGAGTATAGCCTCGTTTTCAGGTTCTTCGAAAAATGATGTTATAGATTCCAATAAGACATCAGATCTACTCATCTCTCTCTATACTATTTACAATTCGAATCTTTAATGCAACGCATCACATGCTGGGCATCCTTTCAAATACATGGGTGGAAATGTATGTGTATGTACAAGTTTGCTATTATCGGTGTCAGATGGTGGGGGTGGTGGTGTTAATCTCGGAACGTGTTTTTTACAGTATCCATTGTATTTTGGTTTATTATTACAAAGTAAGCAATTCTTACGAGGGGGCAAGTCGTAAGAGTTGCACCAGTCTCGTAATAGTGCATCCTTTGGTATATGATACCTTTTCGATATGTACGACATGAAATTCGCAATTTTTCTGGCTGATTGGTCTTGTATCTCCGCTTCGATTAGTTCTTGAATCTTATCCATCGCGCTTACTTACCTTACTAACGTTCGTTAGCTCTATTTGACCATATTTCATCTAATCTTCTGTTCCCCTCCAAATCGTCCTCCGGCTTCTGCTTCTGCTTCCGTTTCTTCTTGGGTTTGTACAAATCCTTGAATATTTCGTCGGTAGATACCAACGGTTCCATTAGATCTGCGAGGGGTTTCATAAATTTATTGCTAAAGTAGTACATGTAGTCCAATGCCAACCCGTGCTTTTCGACCCATACGGGATCCTCCGCCCTATCCCCCATGGTTGCAGCCTTCTTGTCCGTATGGCAAAGTACATACCTTACCCTATCGCCCGATTTTGGTTCGGACCCGGGTTCCCTTTCGCGCATCAAGTCTCGGACCCTGACATGTGCCAGATTTGTATTTTTGTAATGATCTGCTAATTTTTGCGACAGTACGAGTTTTTCCATCGGCACTTTTCCACTCAAAAGTTCCTTTGCTCGTTGTCTGCACAACTCAATTGCGGGGGAGGGGTCGTTCGATTCTAGGATTATATCCAATACGTCCCGACTAACCTCTCGCACATAAGCCGTATTGTCTCTCCTAACCAGTTGCAATCCCTTGACGTCGATGTAGTTCATCTTGGGTTCGTTGTCCTTCCCCTCCACAGTCCAAAGCTTTGCAGCATATCTCTTTTTAGAGTATAGAATATAGGGCCAATACACCTTCTCTAGTTCCAGATTTTTGGGATGACGGAACATCTTGTTGCACATTTCCGCCGCCATCTCCCCCAATTTCCAACTCTCTCTGATGGCATCCTCCTCCTCCCCCACCTTTACTTTTGTATCAAACTCCACCATGACCGAATCCGTGTCCCCATACCTAACCTTTGCCCCGGGGAATTCCCTCTCCACGAGTTCTTTCGTCTGTTCGATCATGTTCCTCCCCTCGGCCGTTACCGTGGCGGCAATCTCCATACACGGAAGGATGCCCTTGCAGGCGCCCGTGAAACCATATACCGAGTTCATACTTACCTTGTACGCCAACTGTTTGCCATTATATACCTGTTTCATACTACCGGTCGCCTTTGCCATGTCCTTCTTTGCCTGTTTGCGGAAAGTTTTCAATTCCGTCAAAATCTCTGGCAATAGACTTGGTACATTCTGTGCGAATCGAACCACCTTGTCGCCGATCTTAAATTCATCGTATTTCACGCCAGGTATATTTGCGTACTTGTAATCGAGTACGATCGTGGAGTAGCATAAATTGTGAGCAATCATAATAGATGGGTACAACCCCTCGAAATCCAGAGCTGTTATTGGGACGTAATACGCACCGGTGTGCGCTTCGAGGACGGTTGCACCCTCGTATGTAGAACTAATATGTTGATACTTCATAGTGGGTATCATGAATCCCAAGTCCCTCGCCTTTTTTGCAATCTGCGAAAACACCTTAATTTGCTGACCTCGTTCCGACAAGTAGTCGATGGGTACCCACGTCGCTTTGGCCATTTCTATCATATTCAAGAATGTACAAAGTTTGTCCATTATCCTATGAGGCAATTCTGTATCTTTGACGCAATATTCTGCTACTTCTGATAACAGGTCCGGGTCTTTGAGTTTGAACCTCCTAAACATCTCGTTTGGTGTCATATCAATCTTCTTGTCGCCCAGTACCTCATTACTTACAAAATTCAGCGAGTATGATTCAAACTTGTGCTCGCGTTTGATTTCCTGGAACAGGTCGAATACATATCTCCCAGGCATTCGAACTATATTGAGTAGATTGTCTCCCAGAGCACTGGATGATAACTTTTTGGTGACGAGTTCGGACTCAACATCCTTCAGCTTTCCCAACTCGTTGAAGAATGAATTGCATTGTGTGCATATAGAACGGTACCAAAGATATTCCAAATCAAAACCGAATATATTCCAACCCGTTAGTACATCCGGATCCCATTTGTGGATGTAATCCTTGAAAGCAATCAACAAGTCTTTCTCGCTTTTGTAAGAGCACACAGTACAATCGTCCCTTGGGGTGGTCGTTGGATAGCATAAACAAGTTCGGTCGTAAATGTCGCCGTTGGGTTTCTTTAGAGTTATTGCGATTTGGAAACACTCATCTCCAGGAATATTCGCATCGGGAAATTTACCAGTAGAAGAGAACGTTTCTATGTCGAAGGATGCGATCACAAAAGGAGCTACATCATCCCGGTCTATGATGGGTTTTGGGTCTTTGCATATGATGTCGATATCTGTGTATGCCATGTCGCTCGGCTCACAGCAAGTAGCCTCTATCCAACTAGTCGATTGAATTCCCGTTCTATGCATAAATCGCATCACGGGTTCCACCTTGGTTTCGTAGAGCCTCCATTTCTTCCTGGCTAGTCTCATTTGACACACCCTCATCTTCATCAGACTCTTGAATCGGAGTTGCATGAACAAACTTTCTTCTGAATTCTGGAAACCCCATAGATCCTTCTTCTTGATGATGCATTTATCACAAGCTTCATGAGCCTCTAATTCCAGTTTCCTTCGGTCGAGATCGGATTCAATCTTGACGAAAAAATAAGGTTTAAAAGGGGTCGTCATACAGACAGACTTGCCATCTTCGGTTCTACCGAAAACGTGGATGTTGTAATTGTCGTCGATATCACGATCATACCACGACAATGCTTGGAATATGGTAGCCATATTGCTATTGTTTTATTACAAATTTAATCTTAAACTATTATAAATGTCTGGATCGATTGTAAATCTTGTCAGCAAAGGTATTCAGGACGTTTATATAACTGGGAATCCTGAAGTTTCATTTTTCCGCCAACAGTTCAAAAGACATACCAGTTTTGCATTTAGGCATGGTAGAATACCATATTCAGGTGAATGGACGAACGATAGTGAATTAATACTTAAAATTCCTGTAAGGGGTGATCTCCTTAATTATGTTTGGATAGATACGTCGAGTTGGATCGCACCCGCACCTTTTGGTGATATAGGAGTATTTGGATTATCACCATACGATGATGGAGATGTATCTTATTCTCTTTACATAGGTGGTCAATTAGTTGAACATATAGATGGGTATTACAATACTATCCTTTATCAAAAATACTTTTTGGATAGAGAATCGAAAACGGGACCCCTTTATGCGGCTCCCTTTTATACACAAATCGGCGGCATACCAGATGGTGCCGCCGAGCTGGCTCCAATGTTTCCTATAGCGTTTTCATTCTTCGATACATGCGCAATCCCTCTCGTGGCTCTACAGTACCACGAAGTTGAGATACGTATTAAATTAAACAGCCTTGCATCAAGATTTGCTGCTGAAAACTTAGCTATACCTGAAATCTACGCATGCTATACGGTATTGGATAAGGAGGAAAGAGATTGGTTTGCATCAACACCTCACGAGTTGTTGTTCGGTCAGGTGCAAAAGATTCCGGTGACGTTGGGGGACGCAAATGATCCTGCTTTCGATCTTTCTTTATTGAATCATCCAGTAAAAGCAATTATGTTCGGTGGTAGTAAGACGGACGCTGTGATTGAACCCTATGAGTTTAAAGACGCACAGATATATCTGAATGGTACAGCTCTATTCGATGATCCAATGCCTCAAGTGTTTTTCGCAACTACGCAACCATATTTTCATGGAGGAGAACTTTCTTTAACCAGTAGCCAAGATGGTACATCTGGAATATATTCATTCGCATTGGATGCTGCGAAAAATTATCCAACCGGATCGTGTAATTTCAGTAGATTGGATAATGCATCGATGATTTTTCGTGATTGGAAGATCGATGTATTTGGTTTGACGGGCGATAAAGCATACGTGTATGCAGTCAATTGGAACATTTTCCGGGTGGAGTCTGGTATGGGGGGTGTAGCA